GGAAAATGTGATCATCATGGCACTGCTCCATGACATCTGCAAGACCTACTTCTACACAACGGAAATCAGAAACCGCAAGGTCAATGGAAAGTGGGAGCAGTACGAAGCATTCGCAGTGGACGACAAAATCCCATACGGACACGGAGAAAAGTCAGTAATGATGATCGAGGAATACATGAAGCTTCAGCCAGTGGAACGATATGCCATCAGATGGCACATGGGATACACCGAAGCCGATACCTTATCATTTAACAATGCCATCGACAAGTACCCGATGATCTGGGCACTGCATTCCGCAGACACACAGGCAAGCCACTTCATGGAAGCCAATGAGGGAAACAAACTGGCATACGCAGACAACGGATCAGCGGAATACGCAGATCAGCCGACTATGCAGGAGGCAACCGCCCCAGTATTTGAGGAGGCGACACCAGTATGAGCATGATGGAACTGCTGTCCCAGATGAGAGAGCGAGCCAGAGCCAAGAAGCAGCGCAAAGGAAGTCTGCCGTGGTTTTGTATCATTCTTTCGGACAAATGCGTAGAGCCGGAAAAACCCTGTACTGAGTGCAGGGTTTACGAGGAACATAAAGAAGAAATCGAAAAGGAGATGGAGAGACATGATCATCAAGATTGAAACAGTACCGAAACTGGCAGTGGAAGATGGAGTAGAGAAGGTCGTCATGGGAGAAAACAATCAGCCAGTGTGGGATAGAGAAAGAGCACTCATCACAACCAAGAGCGGCAATTACCGTAGAATCGTCACACTCACAGACGAACTGGCGGCAGAGGTGGTAAAAGGACACCGATACTTCAATGCAGTAGAGAAAAACGGAAAACTCCACATCACAGGGAGAGTGTCCGCCAGATTTTAAGGAGGCAGACGATGACAGCAAAGAACGCAGAAGGGTATCCAGACCCAACAGCAGAGGAAGCAATCCGCCATGTAATGCGTGGAGGAAAACTGGATTATACCTCCTTCAGAACCTACGAAGAATTGCAAGACTATACCATAGAGCATAATAAGGGCATAAGCACCAGGGAAGCGGCCGACAAATTCATCCGGGAGAAGATGCCAAAGGAAAGCTACTTCCAGAAGAAAATCCTCGACTGGATAAAGGATAACGCACCAAATGCCATCGCATGGAAAGAAGCAGCCGGCCCGTACTCCAGACAGGGAATCCCAGACATTACCTGCATCATCAATGGCAGGTATTACGGATTCGAGGTCAAGCGGCCATTCATCGGGGTACTGAGTAAGATGCAGGAGCAGACGATAAAGCAGATCCGCAAGGCAGGCGGTAGGGCATGGGTAGTCACTTCGGAAAAGGAAGTAGCAGAAATCCTGCTGCCGGAACTGACACAGAAATAGCAAGGGAGCAAACAGAATGAGAGTAGCAATCGAACCGAGAAAAGCAACTGACCGTGGTGGATTTTACTGTATGCCGCTGAAGGTAAATGTGCCGACAGGACGCAAGGACTGGAAGCTGACCAAGTGCCCGGAGTGCGGTGCACAGTGTTGGGAACTGCCACTGGCAGAAGTAGCCAAGGCGCAGGGAGCAAAAGGACTCTGCACCATGTGCGCTTTAAAGAAGGGAGTGAGCGGAAGATGAGAGTAAAAATAAAGCCAGTCAATGATATGGCGGTGTCTGACGAACACCTCAACATCATAATCCTCAAAAAGCCAAAGCGCAGATATAGACAGATTATCAAGGCATATTACAGAAGAATGCAGAAGAAGGAAGTGAAAGAATCGTGAAAGCAATAACAGTATGGCAACCATGGGCAACGCTATTGGCGACTGGGCAGAAACATAACGAAACACGGTCATGGAAAACAAGCTATCGTGGAGAAATCCTCATCCACGCAGCCAAAACAGATCGCAGTGGAATCCTGCTACATATCCCGATGGAAGAATTGAAACACCTCCAGAAAGCGGGAGTGGTCAATGAGCTACCAACAGGAGTAATCGTTGGAAAAGCAAACCTCGTGGACTGTTTCCAAATCGATGAAGCCTATCGAAGAAAACTGCAAAGAGAGAATCCGGCAGAATTAGCATTCGGAGATTATACCATCGGCAGGTACGCATGGGTAATGGCAGATGCAATATTATTCAACAAGCCAATTTCGGCAAGGGGCAAGCAGGGATTGTGGAACTGGGAAGGAGGGATACAGGATGGACAATGAGAATAAGTGCTGCGGCACCTGCTACTGGCACAAGAAAGTCTGCGGAGAGTTCCAGTGTTTCAATGAGCAGGCAGAAGGCTTCGCATTAGAGACACAGTATGATGATGGCGAGGACTGTAATGAGTGGGAGGAACGATGATGGACGATCCAAGAGAAGTTTTGGAGGAATTAGCAAGACTGCCAGCAGTGATGATTGCTCATCCGGGGCAAAGAAAACTGGATGCATGGAGAGCAGCGATAAAGGCAGTGAAGAAAGACGTCCCGAAACCGCTCAAGCAGAAATCGGATGCATTCGGAGATACCACGATGGTCTGCCCGAACTGCGAAAGTGCAGCCGTTATCAATCCATACAGAAAAGGCAGGGAATTATATCCGTACTGTCCATGGTGTGGGCAAAAATTAAAGGAGGAATCAGAAGCATGATCAATGCAAAAGATGTAGAAAATCTGACAAAAGCATATCTGCATTCATTCAACACTGCGCTGAGCGAAACACGCAATCCAAGTCTGGCGGGGCAAGCAGCAGCAACGGTATTGCTGTCAATATGCAGTGTAATACTGCCGAGAGAACAGCAGACCGCAAGTCCATTGGAAGCACTCATGGCCGCAGTAATGCACAATGCAGTGGAAGCGAAGAAAGGAGCAGAGGGCGATGATCCTGAGAAAAAAGATGAGAAAGCAGACGAAGATATTCAAAAAGGCAATTAATGCAAAGTGGGCATTCTACTGGGCAAAGTTCATGACAGAAGCAGCGACCATCTGCAGGAAGTACACGCATGAGGTAATCGAAGGCAAGGGAACGGATCATGAATATACGCACCCCTCATGCGAAGGCTGCCCATTCAATGTAGAGAAGTTCGGAGAGCATAAGATATGCGGGTGTATATTGGGCGCACCGGACGACTGGGATGAGCCAAAGGTAATCGGTCATATCGTCCGCACAATAATCCATGAAATGGCAGGTGGTAAGAAATGAAGAAGGTACAGAGACAGATCCTCGAAAATCAGTTAGCAATCATGGAGGCACTTAACTACCTAATGATGCCACAAAGACCGAAGCAGAAAGAATATTGGCTTAACGAAGCCAGAGCAGAGATAGGTATCAGACGCAGAGAGACTGGGATACTGATATCAGAGGACAACAGAAAAAAGGGCATAAAAGCGGGAGACGGTAGATTAATATTTACAA